GTTATGGATATGTTGAGTTGACAAACACAGCATCTTCTCTAGGTAACGCTGCCGACTACCTAGGTACAGTTACTCCAAGTAACGTTACATTCAGTTAATCAACTGCGTGTATTAAGTACACAAAAGAGCCCTTCGGGGCTCTTTTTTTATGGTAAATATTTTTATGCAAGACTTCGTTATCACTTGTCCCGAAGATTGGTATAAAATACAAAACACTGTCATAGCACAGTGGAAAAAGAATCATGGTATGTTTTTAAAAGACATACAACGTTTAGAAAAATCAGTAAACGAATGTATCACTGATGCAAGCAAGTCACTGGTACTTTATCGACAAACTGGTCGTAGAAGTTGTTTAGAAGCAGCCAACGCACATTATCAACGTGCCAGTGATTATATTAGAACATTTTCAAAGCGTGAACTACTGGCAAGTCTTAGTAAAACATAAATACATAGTCTAAATTATGAACTGACACACGTCAGACTTATGCAGTTACCCACTGCGTAGACCTAGAACGTCATATTAAGGAGAAACAAATGGGACGTCCATTAAGCAAACAACAACTGTTTGGCGCAAATTCTAATAGTAACATCAAAGTACAATTTTATAACGGTACAGCAAGTGTACCTGGATATATTTTAGAACAAACAGGTTCTAAAAGATTTAAGTGCGAAGACGCCGACGGAAATATTGCTGTTTGTTATCTAGTAGATAAAGCCAGCGCAGACTTAGCCGCAGGTGAAATGACTATTACATTAAAGTACGATGACGGCACAGTTCAGCAAGCAACAAAAATTAGTCGTCATCGTGTTTCAGTAGTATACGATGGCATATTACAAAGTTTTCCATGGAACTTCAGTACAAGCACCACAGACGGTGCTTGGCAAATTGAGGAAGCAGGCACTGATGATCAATTAGCCAGTGCTACTGATTTAGAACAAGACGACGGCCCAACAATTCCTCCGGGAATGGATCGCAACGCACCATTACCAGGTTCTGGTACATGGACTTCAGCCGCAGGCGCCGGAGTTCCTACATACGCACTACGCGGTTCACTAATTGCTGATCCAGGCGGAGCAGTAACAACAGTTCCAGGTACACCAGCAAACGGACTATATCGTCGCAAGCACGTTGGATTATGCTTTGATGGTGCAAATTTAACTAGCACATACGACTTCGCATTCTTCAGCGATCCTATGACAGGCCCAATATCAGAGGCCGCATACGAAGTTGATAACTTTATTGGCTTTGGCGCTCGTCTTGATTTACCAGCAGAAGATGGCTACTCATTTGAATGGAAAGGTTACATCAAAGTTCCAGCAAGCGGAAACTACAACACATTTATCAGTTGTGATGATGATGTAGCAGTATGGTTGGGTTCAGCCGCATTGAATCCGACTAACTCAAACCAGTTCCACAAACAACCATATGTTAACGCAGATGCATCAGGTGGCTGTACGAACTCTGTAACATTAGATAGCACTAAGTGGTATCCAATTAGAATTTGGTTTACAGAATTTGGTGGAGCAGAAAGATTCAAATTCTATATGAACAGTTCAGCCAATGGAAACTTATTAGGTTATGATGGTACATCGTCAACTATACTGTGGTCACATAACTCGGTAACAAAAGGCTACTAAATACAATGTCCGACATAGGTCCGGACTTATGCAGTCACCCACTGCGTAGACCTAGAACGTCACTTTAAAGGAGAAAACAAATGGGACGTCCATTAAGAAATGATGTACTTGGTACAGATGTAAGAGGCAGTTATGCCAACCCTAATGCAGGTATTCGTTGCGATTTTTACGATGCATCACTAAGAACTGACGGTGTTGTTGTAAAACAACGCGGTGCTAAAACTTTTGTTGTTACTCGTATTGGTAACTTAGGTGATCCTAATATCAAAGACAGTGAAAGCACTGCAACCTGCGTATTAGTTGCTGACCAGCCATCTGTTGCTGGCACAATGCGTATCCTAGGTTCTACTAACGATCAAGTTCCAGGAACTGTTGCTATTGCTAAATTGACCAAGCGTATTGCTACAGATTTCAGCGGCAATCGTTATACATGGTATTTAGAAAACGATTCAACAGCAGACATTATCCGCTTAACAGCAATCTAATCAAGGCAAAGTCATGTCAAAAGTTTTAAGAATTGGTGCTAGTAATTACAAAGTCGTTGTTAACAACGGCGGCACAGTTACTTTGGATGTGGGAAACAGTCCAGGTAAAGTTGTAGTTACTGGTGACTTAATCGTACAAGGTGAAACAACTTCAGTTAACACAAGTCAAATTACCATTGAAGATCAAATTCTTATACTTAACAAAGGCTTTGATGCTAACGGAAATGCATTAGATTTTCCTGCCGGTATTGAAGACAATGGAAGTGGAAGAGTCGCTGGTATTGAAATTAATCGAGGCAGTAACCCTTCCTATCCTCCAGCAAGATTTGTTTTCGACGAATCTATTAACTGGTACGATAGCCAAACAGGTGTTAGTAAGTTTGGTGCATTTTCAATGTCTGCGGACAACGATAATAACTTTATGGTTGGTTTAAGAACTAACGGTATTGTAACTAAGAATAATGCAGATTTAGTTTTTAGTCTAGGAACAGGTGCTTTAAGTGTTAGAGGTAGTGCAAGTAACTACGAAGACAGGGTCACTGACCCAGATGATATTCCCAACGTACAGTGGGTAGATGACTTTGTAGTAAGTTATTTTGAAACTAATCCTCCACAATTTATTAAGAGAAGTGATAGCGTTTTACAAATTTATGATCAGAGCGTAGATGATGAAAGCCTATTACAACTTAAATTAGACGGCCAAGTTGCCGCAGAATGGCGCCCTAACGGATTTGAAGTCCAGAATATTAGAATTGCTGGCAACGAAATTTCTACTACTACTAGTAATCAAGACTTGATTATTTCCTGTGAAGGTACAGGTTCAGTGGTAGTTAACGATATATTAAAGTTAACAGTATCTGCAGATCCAACATCTGAAATTGATGGTGTTAAGATTTATGCAAAAACCGAAGCCTATGGTGGTTCGGGAATTTTCTTTGTAAATAAAGAAAATACACAAGACGAATTAATTAGCAAACGCAAAGCGATTGCTTACAGTATGATATTTTAAGGAACGGTTATGGCATTAACATGCACAGAAATTGTAACATCAGGATCGGACATTTTCTTTGTTGATCCTTTGTGGGGAAGTGATCAAGAATATGCAGTAACTTGCATGATTTTTTGTAATACATCTGCATCGGATGTTATTCTCGACCTTTATGCTGTTCCTGAAGGTTTAAGTGTTGCGGCACAAACACAAATTATTAAATCTTTATCTATTCCTGCAGGTGAGACATTTACCTTTGACAGTGAAAAAATGATTTTAAGCACCGGCGATCGTATTCGTGCAGTGGCAAATGCTAACAGTCGTCTAAGTGTAACAGTAAGTTCAATGCGAGTAAGTTAATGAAGTTTCTTAAACAAAGCCAACTTAATAACCGTAATGTTAAAGATCGCTCAGTAAGTGTAGCCATCGACGGTCCCAATGATGATAGCGTTAATAGAGACGCTAGAGTTGTCTTTGATGTTACAAATAGTGTACAACTACCTAAAGGTTCAACAGTTCAACGTCCTTCTAGTATGAGCCCTGCAATGACTGACGGTATCATGCGATATAATGAAACTACTGGCGAAATAGAAGTTCGCAGTGACGGGCAATGGCGCAGACTTGCTTATAAAGAACCTAACAGTATTCAAGTACAAACAGGTCCAATCGGCGGAGGAACACCGTGGGTAGGCGACAGCCTTGACGGTGGTACCACTGGAGAAATTTACTTTGGTCCTTTAGAGTACGACGATGATAACGCCACAGGCGCTTATCCTAGTTACGCAATACCAGACACAACTAAGCCTCAGAACTTAATGGTATATGTCGAAAACGTACCACAACTTCCTGATGTTAACTATACATTAGAATCCAATCCTGCTGGTAATAGTTCTGCTACAGCATATCTTGCCGGCGCACCTTATCCAACAGGTGTTTATATCAAATTTAACGGAGCAGTTCCTTTTGGAAAACCTGTAACCGTTATCCACGGTTTCGACCGCTAACCTACCCTTATTTTTCCAAACCGCTAAATACAGTTGTTCATTGCCGACACCTGTCTGCTGAACAATTAAACTGTGGTAAACCCGCAATGCAAGGTGGTTAACCGTGAAACACGGGGTCTAAGGAGAGCGCAATGCCGGAAATCGGTCGTATTTCGGGTCAGATGCTCAGAGAAAATTTAACTCGTGACGGAGTTAATTTACGCTTTGAGAACAACCTGATTTATCTTGATGTTAATTCACATGCCGCGGATGTAACTAGCCAGCCATCGAATCCTACTTCTTGGACTGGTAATGTTGGTATTCGCAATACTAACCCAGCATATCCCTTAGACGTACAAGGTACTACTCGCAGTAATGTATTGTTAGTAAAACCTAACGCTTCTTACTCTGCTTACGCTGAAATCGATGATGTCAACATTGACGGCAACAAGATACAATCAATCGCTGGCAACCTTGTATTACAATCTGCAACAAGTTCAGACAGAGTACAAGTTAACAGTAACCTTGAAGTTACTGGCAACTACCTAACTACTAATCAAACAAGTTTCAACTTACTTGACAGCACAGCAACAACTATTCAAGCGTTTGGCGCGGCAACAACCTTAGTTTTTTCAACACTAGGCGGAACTACTACATTTAGAAGCGATGTAGTAATCAATCAAGACTTGCAGATCAAAGGTGGAGATCTTACCACTAATGCAAGCACATTCAATTTATTCAACGCTGACGCATCTACAATAAATGCGTTTGGAGCCGCATCTACTATCACTATTGGTGCTCCTCTCAGCGGCACAACAAGAATACGCAATAATTTAAAAGTCGATGGCGACTTAGAAGTTGTTGGAGATATTACCCTAGGCGGCAGTATTAATATTGGTGATGCACCTACAGATAATGTTGTATTCGGTGCTGATGTAAATTCTAGTATCATTCCTAATATTGCATCAAGTTATGACTTAGGTACACTAGCAAAGCCTTGGAGAGCAGGTTATTTTGACGACGTCCTGGTAGATGGATTGAGTGTTGGAAACATCACAGTTATTGGCAGTTTCTTAAACGATCAAGTTGAAATTGTTGGTAATCAAATTAGAACATTCCGCAGTAATGCAGATTTAGAATTGGACACAGCAGGCACAGGACAAGTAGTTGTACTCGGTCAAGGAGGTATGATACTTCCAGTAGGTACTACAGCAGAACGTCCTAGTCCAGCAAGAACAGGAACAATTCGTTTAAACACAGATACTCAACGTGTAGAAAACTTTAATGGAATAGCATGGAATCGTATGTTGCATGATGATGACGCGATTGCTTTTGCTATTGCTCTAGGATAATAAGAAAATGGCAAACGTCTTTAATAATCAACTAACTTCTGATGTAGGTACAACTCCTGTTGTAGTGTACTCTACAAACAGTGTAACCAAAGCAACTGTAATTGGTATTAACATTTCAAATAATACTACGTCAACAGTGACAGCAGATATTATTCTTGATAATGGTGTAGCAGAAGTTTACATTGTTAAAGGTGCAAGAATTCCTGCAGGAACAGCATTAGCCGCTATGGGCGGAGATCAAAAGTTAGTTATTAACGAAAGTAGTACACTATCAGTGCAAACAGATACAGCAACGTCGAGTGATGTTGTTGTTAGCGTCTTGGAGATCACAGTATGACAAACAAATTCATAGGTCGTCAAGAACATACTACTTGTTTTCACGGATTTACTGTAAATGCCGAAGGCGAATTAATTTATACACGTAGCAATGACGATACAATCGATTTGCAAAATGCAAATCAAGAAGAAAATTATCGCGATTACTTTATTGGTATCAGCGATGGTGAGTTTGTAATAGATGACAACGGTAGACTTGTATTCAAGTACTAAAGGAAATATAAAATGAGCATGATTAATTTAGGAAAAATTAAATTTAGTTGGAAAGGTGACTGGACAGTAACCACCGCCTATGCAAAAGATGATGTTGTAAGATACGGTGCAAATAGTTACGTTTGTATTACAGCACACACATCTGGTTCAAACTTTGCCGCTAATGCAGACAAATTTGATTTAATGACAGAAGGTGTCAAGTGGGATACAGCAGACTACAGTCCGTCTACTACCTATGCAGCCAACACTATTGTTCGCTACGAAGATACTCTTTATATTTCCTTAGACGATACAACTGGCAATGATCCAACTAATGCTACATATTGGGATTTAGTATCAGTAGTTCGACCAGAAGGCAATGTATGGTACGTTGCTACTAACGGTCTTGATACTAGAGACGGTACAGATCCAAGTACAGCCTTCCGTACACTCGGCCAGGCTCTAAGTGTAGCAGAAAGCGGCGACACAATTAAAGTTAGTCCAGGTACATTTCCAGAAGAATTCCCGTTAACAGTTCCTCAAGGTGTTGCGATTGTTGGTAGCGGTATTCGTGCAACTAAAATTGTTCCTAGCGTTTTAACCAACGACAAAGATGCATTTTTACTAAACGGTGAAACTGGTATCAGCGATTTGACTATTTCTGACATGTTCTATAATGCTATCGATGACACTGGTTACGCATTTAAATTTGCTGACAATACAACAATTACGCTACGTAGTCCTTACATTGAACGTGTAACCGTACTAAACAGAGGTAGTGTAACAAGTAGTGCAGATCCTTACGGATTCAACGAAGGTGATGCAGGCCGTGGTGCATTAGTCGACGGTGCTAAAGTTACTCGTGCAAGTCTAGAAGCCGCAATGTTGTTTAATGAATGTACATTTATTGTACCAAATAGCCGTGCGTTAATTATGACCAACGGTGGTCGTAGTGAATGGTTAACTTGCTTTACATACTTTGCAGATCTTGCTATTGAAGGTAAAGCCGGTACACAAGGCCGCGGCGGTGATGGTAAGACATTATTTGAATTTGCAGGTGTTAGTGGCCCAGGTTTCCAACTTGGTGAAACAATTCGTGTAACTAGTACAGATGCATCTAGTACATTTGATTTTGTAGTTGACAGTATAGTTGGTAATACAGTCTATGTCGATGGCAAATATGACCTACTTGAAGGTGAAGATTTAACTCCAGGAACTGGTGGTAGTATTGCTGGTTTAACATCTGGTACTACTGCTACAAGTGTTACACGTTATGACAGAGGCGAGTTTGCCGCAGAACTACGTGCTATTTCTGGTGCTAACATCTATGGTAACCAAGGGGTTAAAGCCGACGGTGATGATGTTGTATTACAACTAATGGCATGGAACTTTGCTTACATTGGCACAGGCGCCGATCTAACCAACGATGATACTGCGGTAGTACAAGCCAACGAAGTAATCGAAGTCAACGGTGGCCGTGTATTCTATAACAGTGTTGACCAAGGCGGTAACTATAGAATTGGTGACTTATTCAGTGTCGACTTTGCCACAGGCAACGTTAGTTTCCAAGCACCAGCATTTGACGTTACCAGTTTAACAGGTATTAATTTTACAGATGGTTCTAACACAACCATTGTTAATCCAACACAAGTTAGTACAGGTAATTTAGTTTTATCTGGAAATACAATTAGTTCTGTATCTGGAAACATTGTAATGGATCCTAGTGGATCTGCAGATGTTAACATTAATGCAGACACTAATATTACAGGTAACTTAGATGTTACCGGAGATGTAACTATTGGTGGTAACATTACCATTGGTAATCAAACATTAGATACAGTTACCGTTGTTGCTGACTTTACAAGTAATCTAGTTCCTGACGTAACAGACACTTATGACTTAGGTACTAGTTTGAAAAACTGGAGAACATTGTATGCTGATACAGTAATCTCCAACGGCAATGGCGCTTTCATAATCCCAGTTGGTAATGTAACACAGCGTCCAACTCCAGTTACTGGTATGATTCGTTATAACAGTGAACTTTCAACATTTGAAGGTTATGCTAGTTCAAGTTGGGGATCACTAGGTGGTGTTAAGTCAGTTGACGGACTAACATATATTATCCCTGAAACAACTCCAGGTGCAAGTAACGGACAATTAGAATTCTTTGCAGAAGATGCTGCCGGTACAGGTAGTGTTAAAGTTGCAGGAATGACTAGAACAGCAGTAACTATTCCACTATCAACAGCATCAACTACTAGCACCGATGGCGCTCTAGTTGTCACAGGTGGTGTCGGTGTTGCAGGAACTGTTAACATTGGCACAGATTTAAATGTTACAGGTAACACAACTCTAACAGGTGAACTAAGAGGACCAGCAACATTTACAATTGATCCAGCAGGTGTTGGCGACAATACCGGTACTGTTGTAATCAAAGGTAACTTGCAAGTTGACGGTACAACAACTACAATTAATTCAACAACATTAACTGTTGATGATAAAAATATTGAACTTGCAAGTACAGCAAGCCCAACTGATTTAACCGCAGATGGTGCTGGTATTACTATCAAAGGTACTAGCGATAAGACATTTAACTGGGTCGATGCAACAAATTCTTTCACAGCAAACCAAAACCTCGATGTACTATCTGGATTTGCTCTTAAAGTTGCAGGTGTCGATAAGGTTACAGAAACTGCATTGTTCCCTAACAGTGGAGTGACAATTGGTAGTGTACTAAGCACAGTAACTATCAACGATGAACTTTTAGTAAACAATAGTTTAGTTACTAACGGTGATGTGATCAGTGATAATGCAGTACAAAATTTATATCCTGATGTAGTAACTACAATTAACATGGGCGGCACTGCTACCGCAGTTAACATTGGTGATACATTAGGAACAGGAAAAACAACAGTTAACAACAATTTAGATGTTACTGGTGTTGTTAGAATTGCAGGAAACAGTATTGCTACTAAACCTAACACATTAGTATCTGCAGGATTATTTGCTTTCTCTACAACAACAGCAACTGGTACAGGTGTTACATGGCGAATCGAAATTGAGTACGACACAGGAAACGTTGTAAGTATTACTCCAAGTACATCTGGTAACTTCTATAATTTCGGTGATACATTTACAATTCTTGGTAGCCAATACGGTGGTGTCGACGGCGTTAACGATTTAATACTAACTATAGATACATTTATTGTCGATCCATTCCCACTAACTGGCCCAACTGTTGGTGGTAATATTGCTACAGTAACCTACACAGGTACTCCTCCAATTCTTCCAGGACCTGCTACAACATTTAGTTTAGTTGAAAACTTTGTTGAAACAGTTGACTTTGCTAAACAAGCAACAACAATTACCATGGGTGCTGTTGACGGACTAGGCGCACCAAATGGCACAACAACCATTAGAAACAACTTCCAAGCCAACGGTGATGTTGTTCTTAACGGTGTATACAGTGGTATTCCAGCCAACATTTCAACTAACGCAATTCAACTTAATCTAGTTAATGATACTGCTACAATTATCAACTTTGCCGGCGCAGCCGACAATTTAAGTATTGGTAGTCAATTTGGCGAAACAGTAATTAACAACCGTTTAGTTGTTCCAACAGGTATTACTGCTGATTTAAAAGGTAGCGTGTTTGGTGATTTCTCAAGTAAAATCATCGACGGCATTACAGGCGATGTTACAGCCAACGACTTGCAGGTCAACGGTAGCGCAACATTTGAATTTGATATCCTAGTCAAAGGCGGTGACATCCTAACTGATCAAACAACATTCAATTTGCTTAACGATACAGCAACTACATTGAATATTGGTCAAGCCGCAACAAGTATTGTTACTGGTGCTACCACAGGCACTTATCAAATTCGTAATGCTATCACACAAATTGACGGTGACTTGTCTGTTAAAGGTGGAGACATTACCACTGACCAAACAATATTCAACATTGTTACCAGCGGTGCCACAGAAGTTAACTTGGCTACTAGTGCCAGTACAGTAAGTATCGGTTCTACTTTAGGAACTACTACTGTTAATAACGATCTAAGTGTCAACTTAAATGTAAACATTGATGGCGACACACTTGACACATCTAATACAACATTTAATCTTGTAAACGACACTGCTACGACTGTAAACTTTGCAGGCGCGGCAACAACTATTAACGTCGGTGATGCTACAGGTACTGTAAACTTTGCTGGTAGTATGGTAAACTTTAACGGTGACATTACTGTTAAGGGCGGCGACTTAATTACAGATCAAACAACATTTAACTTATTACAAACACCTACTACTGTTAATTTTGCTGACGCGGCAACAACATTAACTGTTGGAGCAGCCAGTGGAACAACTAATGTTAGAAATAATTTAACTGTAGATTTAGATTTAGCAGTTGAAGGCGGCGATATTACTTCAAGCCAGACAACATTTAATTTATTAAACTCTACAGTTACTACTCTAAACCTAGCAGGTGCTGGTACACAAGTTAACATTGGTTCAAGTAACGGTGCAACAAACGTTAAGAATGATTTGAATGTTGACGGTAAGATTACTGTTGGTAGTTCAGCAGGTTCTACTTCAACAATTGATTCTGCTGACACAACATTCTATCTTGCTAACACAACAGCAGAAAACTTGTACATGGGCGGCGCAGCCACAGTAGTCGAAATTGGTTCTACTACAGGTACAACTAGCATCAACAATGCACTAGCAGTTGATGGACAAGCAACATTTGAGCAAGATATTTTAGTTAAAGGTGGAGACATTACCACTAACTTAACTACATTTAACCTAGTTAATGCTGTTGCTGAAACTGTAAACTTTGCTGGCGCAGGTACCACAGTTAATATTGGTGCAACAACAGGCAAAACTATTGTTAGAAATGATGTTCAAGCCAACGGTGATATTGAAATCAGAGGCGGCGACTTAACAACCAATCAAGCAACATTTAATTTAATTAACACTAACGCAACAACTGTTAACTTTGCCGGTGGCGCTAACACTGTCAACGTGGCTGCTCCAGGCAGTGAAACAAACATTGCAGGTAATTTAAACATTACAGGGTTAACAACTGTAAGCAGTCACATTATTCCAGCAGACAACGTAACCTATGACTTAGGTAGTTCAACAAATCGTTTCCGTGATTTGTATCTAAGCGGCGGCACAATTGACTTGGCTGGTGGTACAATTAGTTATGACGGTACAAGTTTTAACTTCCAAGGTGGTACAAACGTTGGTCAAAGTGTTGACACAGATTCAACCACTTTTGATCTGTTAAACAATATTGCACAGACAATTAATTTTGGCGGCGATGCTACAACAATTAACATGGGTGCATTGAATGGTTCTACCAACATTAGACACAATCTAAATGTTGCAGGACAGATTACAGTTGGTTCTAGCGATAGTAGTGTATCTACACTAGCAGTTACAGACACAACATTCTTCCTGGCCAATACTACAGCAGAAACAATTTACTTTGGTAATGCGGCAACAGCAATTAGCATGGGTAGTGTTGGAGGTTTAACTACTGTTAATACAGATTTAACAGTTACAGGTAACACATTACTAGAAGCAGATTTAACAGTTAACGGTAACTTAACATTAACATCGTTGAACACTAGCGGTGAAAACAACGACTTTGTTATTAGTCCACAAGGTACTGGTCAAGTTACCATTGAACCACAAGGTGGTTTAACAATTAATCCTTCAACAGTTGGTAACATCAACAACGTTAACGTTGGTGCAACAACTAGAGGTACTGGTAGATTTACTTCGTTAGAAGCAAATGCGCAAACTAGATTTACCAGCGGTATTAGTTCAGTGGATTCTACCACAGGTGCAGTTGTTGTACAAGGTGGTGTTGGTGTTTCTGAAAACTTGAACGTTGAAGGTAACGTAAGTGCTAACAGTTTAACACTACGTGGTACAGTATTGTTTGACAACGAATTAGCAGTTCCAAGCGGTGGTACAGGTAACGGTCAATTTAATGCAAGAGGTGTACTATATGGTAATAGTACAGATCCAGTACAGTCAACAGCAGGCAGTGATTACCAAACACCGTACACTGGTACAAATCAACAGACTAGTTATGCAATGCTAACAACAGACGCTAACGGAGTACCAGTTTGGACAGATGTTATCGACTGTGGAACATTTTAAAGATCACGAAAATTAGAAACGGTAAATAAGAACGGATAAGGAAAAACGAGGAATATTATGGCATCAAGAATCCTTTTTAAGCGAAATAACAACGCAGGTGTGACACCAAGTGCAGGTTCACTAGTTCAAGGCGAACTAGCAATGAACACTGCCGACGGTAAAGTCTTTTTAAAGAAAGAAGACGATACTGTACTTGACATTACCAAAACAACATTTGAACGTGATACAAGTATTACTACAAATGATGACGGTGGTACTACACCTAGTAAGATTGTTGCTAAAGTAGATAACGTAACAGAATTTGAAGTAACTTCAAACGGAACAGAATTTGTTAACGATGTTAGAATTAAAGACCAAAAAGGTCTAATTTTCAATGATGCCGCAAATACTAACACAGTAACAATCAAAGGTCCAGACAATGTTGACTTTAGTTACGAAATTAAATTACCACCATTCCAACCAATTGATAAAAGCGTACTAGGTCTAGACGGTAATGGTAATCTAGAATGGGGATCACCTGACAGTTTTGGTGGTAACCGCGTTTACGTTTCAGATAGAAAGGGCGATGACAACAACGACGGTATTAATGCTCCAGTTCGTAGTTTAAAACGTGCCGCACAGATTGCCGCAAGTTTAGGTCTACGTCCTCTTACAGATCCAGGACAGGGCAAGTACAATGCTAAACGTTTACTAGAAGCCAACCGTAGTTTCATTCAAAGCCAAGTTATTAAGTGGATTGATGCTAACTTTGTTAACTTCCTATATGACGAAGAAAAGTGCCGTCGTGACTTAGGCATTATTATTGATGCTGTTGCTTTAGACTTTACTCTAGGAACAAACTATAAAGCCGTGACTACAGGTCTTGCTTACCGTCGTGCTAATGCATATACAGTTATTCAAGATCAAATTCTTCAAACTAAGAGTGCAATCTTAAAAGCACAAGAAGAAGGCACATCATTAATCACTAACTCAACTGCACTTGGTCGCTACAACACTGCATTTGCAGAAATTGTTGATATTCTTGAAAACGACATTGGTGACGATAGCACAGATGCTATTGCATTTACTACACCAGGTAGTGCTTCTAACGAAGAAGTTGCAGCCAAAGACAAATTACAAGCAAACAAAAACTTCTTGAAAGAAGAAGTCATTGCTTGGATTAACACAAACTATTCTGATTTTACCTATAACGAAGAAAAGTGTGCTCGTGACACAGGTCTATTATTAGACGCCGCCGGTTTTGACGCAGTATTGAATACAAACTACAATGCCGTAGTTGCTGGTCGTGCTTATCTACGTGCTAACGCAGACTATCTAGGTAACAATCAAAAGTTACAAACTGTTGCCGCATTCCAATATGCTAAAAGTCAAGCACTATTAAGTGTTGCAGGAGATGCTACAGCAACTCAACGTGTTACACTAGCATTCGATGAAATACTTGACATTATTAACAACGCAGAAGGTGATGATAGTACCGATGCTATCGTATTCAATGCTCCAAGCAATGCTACACAAGATGCAGTCGATGCACGTGATCAACTACAAACAAACAAGAACTTTTTAGCAGATGCAGTTAGTTCTTATATTAACAAACAATTTGTAGGTTACATCTATAGAGATCAAGTAAAAGATACTTGTGAACGTGACCTTGGAATTATTATTGATGCCGCACGTTACGATGCCGCATTAGGTACTAACTACAACGCAGTTACCGCAGGACTAGCATACCAACGTGCAAATAGTGACTATGTTATCAGTGGTCAAAACTTGCAGACTATTGCAGGTATTCAACATGCTCAAAATTTAGCAGCCACAGCCGTTGCAATTAACGGTACAACAGTAACTAGAGTTAATGCCGCATTCTCAGAAGTGCTTGATATTTTAATTAATGGTATACAGTCTACAGAAGAATCTGCAGATGCACTGACATTTACAAACCCAAGTACTGCCAGTCAAAACGTTATTAACACAAAGAACCAGTTAATTGCTAATCGTGCGTTTGTCAAATCAGAAATTACTTCTTACATTGACAGCAACTTGACCGGCTACACTTATGGTAGTACCGTACAAACAAAATGCGAGCGTGATATTGAATTTATCACCAGAGCAGCCGCAATGGATGCCGCACTAGGTACAAACTATAATGCAGTTACAGCAGGTCTTGCATATCAACGTGCAAATTCTAATTATGTGATCAGCAATCAAAACTTGCAGACTATTGCAGGTATTGAAAAATCCCAAAGCGAAGCACTAGCACTGACTAGTGATTCAACTTTTGAAACACGCTATCAGTCTGCTATTACCGAAGTAATTGATATTATCCGTAACGGTAGCACATCGACTGAAGATGCCGCAAATGCATTAGTGTTCCCAACACCGACTGGCACTAGTCAAGACAACGTTGATGCAAAAGATCAACTAGTTGCTAACCGTGCATTTATTAAAGCAGAAATTACTGCTTGGATCAATACTCAAATTAGTAGTAATTTCTCTCCATTTATAGGATTTAGTTACGATGAAGCAAAGTGTGCAAGAGATGTCGGCTTTATCGTTGACGCTCTATGCCACGATATTCTTTACGGCGGTAACTGGGCAACTGTTCGTGCTGCCGAAGCGTACTTTGTTGGATCAACTGGACAATTAGGAGCAGGTCAAGCAGCCGGAACATCTGCGGCTTATGTTCGATTAAAAAATATTGTTGCACAGATTGTTCAGGAACAAACAGTAACAGTATCTTCTGGAAATACTTTAACACAAAATACTGCATCGGGTGGTGCTACAAGCACAGAAGCAGATACATTACGAAATTTAATTGATATTATTATCAACGTAATCGATGCTGGTAACACAAGTGGATTACCAAGTATTACATATCCAAGCATTAGTTGGACAGATGCAAACATTCAAGCAGACCATGGTGCAGTGATTGCCGCATTGTCGACTATTAAATCTACCGTCAGCACGTACATTACTAACAGTTTTGTAGGATTTACTTATGACAGTGCCAAGTGCTCACGAGATGTAGGTTATCTTGTTGATGCATTAACTTACGATATTCTATACGGCGGTAACTCGGCCAGTGTAGCCGCAGCCAAGGCATACTTTGTTGGCGCTGTAAGTCAACTAGGTGCTGGCCAAAAAGAAGTTACTGTTTATGCTTACAAACACTTATCAAATATTTTAGGTAGAATTATTCAAGGTATTGAAATTACCAAGTCTACTGGAAACGTTGAAACTCAATTAGGAACAGGCCCAGGTGGTAACGGAACAAGTTCTGAAGCATCGGCACTAGCCGCTGACCTACAATTAGTAATCGATGTTATCATTGCCGACGATATCTCAGGATTGCCAACCCCAACATATCCTAGTTTAGGTTGGGTTAATGCTAACATTGTTAGTGCAACAAACTCATTAAACAGTTCTAAGGCAAGTATTATTACTAATACTAGCACATATCTAACAACAACATTTGATGCATTTTCCTACAATCAAACAAAGTGCGAACGTGATGTAAGATATATTATTGACGCATTAACCTATGATTTGTTATATGGTGGTAACACTGCTACACGCACAGCCGCAAACGCATATTGGGTAGGCGCTGTAACGCAAGTACCAGACCAAATCTTCCAAACAAAGAAAGCATTTGAATACCTAGCAACTATCGTTGACAATGTATTATTAGGTACATCAGTTACACCAAGTCAAGACCGTGCAGTTTACACTAAAGGATCTACTTCTAGCGATGCATTTGCAGTTACAAGTTGGTCTGGAAACACATTAGTTTTAACAGCAACAGGTAATGCTAACGGCACTGAATTTACAGGTAAATTTACAGCACTAGATGGCACAGAACCGTACGACATTTACATTAACGGTACAAAAGTATCTGTTAGCAACACAGTTATCAGCAGTACAATTACATTAACCACAGACAAAACACTTGCTCAAACTTTAGGTGCTACAACAACTACAGCAGATGTTGTTAACGTTAGTTTCATTGAAGCATACAGTGGTGCTAGTCAAGATACTGCTACATACGGTGCTGCCAGTGCAACACAAACAGCAGCCGCAACTGCTCTACTAAGCATTATTACAAACGTAATCGAGAACGGTGTCAGCGTACTACCAACAGCAGTTAACCCAGATTTAACCTGGGCAACTTCTGGATTACAAAATGCACGTTTAGAACTAGTTGCAGATCGTCAAACAATTATTGACGGAACTATCGACTACGTACAAACAACATTCCAAGACTTTGTCTATGATGAAGTACGATGCAGTCGTGACGTAGGATATATTGTTGATGCTATTACCTATGACGTATTATACGGCGGTAACAGCGCAACAGTTGATGCAGCCAACGCATATTGGATTACTTTAGACGGTAGTACATACGACACACAAGTACCTAATCAAGAAAGTGTAACATCTCTTGCTATTGATAGATTGTCATACCTAGTAGATAAAGTTGTTCGTGGAGTAACGGTCACTGATACTTATCAAAACGTTGTTACACAAACTACCAGCGGAAGCAATGCAACTACAGTTGAAGCAGGCATACTAACTGATTTGTTAGGTATTATCTCTGGTGTTATTGTCAACGGTATTGGTACAATACCAGCAGTTGTTGATCCAGATGTAAGTTGGGTATCTGGTGCTATCACAGCAAACTACAATGCTTTCCGTACAACAAATAGAGAAGCAATTATTGACAACGTTGTCACTTATATTGCAGATACATTTACAGGATTTACCTACAACAGTGCTATTTGTTCACGTGACACAGGATTAATTGTTGACGCAGTTATTCTTGACTTTATCCTTGGCGGTAATGAACGAAGCGTTGAAGCAGGTCTTGCTTACTATGAAGCAGGCAACACAAGCGCGGCATTAGTAGTCAGTGATCAAAGATTTGAAACAGCAGAAGCCAACAAGTATGCTAAGAAAATCTGTAAACAAATTGTACAGAACCAAACAATTAGTCCGTTCTTCCAGCCATTGGGCGGAGAACCAACACAGGTAAAATATCCAAGTATCAGTGGTGCTGCCGCAGTTAACGATATTGAAACTTTATTCAATACTATTATTAGTATTTTCGAAGGATATCCTGCACCGACAGTAGTAGCAAACGCATTTAATCAGATTCCTATTACTATCAGCGTTGCCGCAGGTGACTTCTACATTGACAACCCAATTATTATTCCAGACAAAGTTTCTGTAGTTGGTGACAGTCTACGTTCTGTGGTTGTTCGTCCATTGAACGCAGGTAAGGACATGTTCCGTATTCGTAACGGTGCGTACATGACTGGCTTTACGTTCCGAGACGGTCTAGATGAAAACCTAGTTCCTAACTACACATTTAACTGGTGTGTAGCATTCGACGATCCGACAGACGACACAGTTGACCGTTCTGGTTACTTTGGTCTACGTAAGACTAAACCACAAATTTCTTTATCACCATATATTCAGAACTGTTCTATTATTTCGTTCTTAGGTGGTAATGGTATTTGGGTTGACGGTAATAAGATTGTTGATCCTAACATCAGTCCTCCCGGATTTGAAATTGAACAAGAAAACCCAGTAGATGGTCCAACACCTCCACAAGGTAAGTCTATGGTTGCCAACGCATTTACCATGGTTTCCTTCGGTGGCACAGGTTGGTTATGTAGTAACGATGGTTATGCGCAGATCGTGTCCTGTTTCCAGATTTTCTGTTTGAACGGTTCATATACACAGTCAGGCGGTTACCTATCTATTACTAACTCTGCTACAAACTTTGGTTTGTATGCTCTACGTTCAAGCGGTTTCAGTCCAACAGCATTCTCTTTTGATAGAGGTTATGTTGCGGCAACAGGTACCAGCGGTGGTAGAATTACACTGACTACACTAGGTACAAACCGTGTTCCGATTCCGCAGTATGTTTTAAAATTCCGTAACGCAAGCACCGACGCAGACGTAACCAGTAACTTTAAAGTTGCAAGTACTGAAATTAGTTTCAACTCTAATGCGTTTGATGCTATTAGTGGACGTACAGGTACTATTACAAACATTGCAGGCAGTGGCCCTTACACAGCAACATTAACTGGCGTTAATACTACAGGTATTGTTACTGGTAAGTATCTAACAAAAACTGGTGGTGACGGTACATTAGGTAGTGTAACAACAGTTACCGCAGTGCGCTCGGGTGCTAATGAAATCGATATTTCTAGCAACGGCGTTATTGTAGCCGGCGCATTACCATTAGAATTTGCTGTAGGTGGTGCAATTAATACAGTTTCTAACTTGATCACTTTACCTGATCATGGGTTGTTAAACGGAGATAGTGTTTATTACTATGCAGATTTTAACATTCCTGGAAACACTAGCGTGTTAGGTCTAATTGATAACGGTATCTACTATGTTAAAGTTATCAGTTCTAATACAATTCAGTTATTCAACGACAACGGCCTAGCATATCCAACAGACATGCAAACTGGCGGTATAGGTACACATCGTATTGCCAAGAACGTTGAAGAATTCTTCGTTGAAACAATTGAAAGCAGCCACAACAGTTATCAAACATTGACACTGCCAGAAGTAAGCCCAGACTATGTATTTGCGATTGGTAGTGCAATTCAAGGTACAACTGGTGCATTTACAAACAATGCCTATGTTTTAAGTTGGAATACAACAACCCGCGAACTTGTTGTTTCAAACGAATTAACTACAATCGGTGAAGAACAACAACGTATTAAGTTTACTACAAGTTCTATAATTCTTAACGATCAAAGCACTTATAGTTCTATTCCAGTTTCTGCGGTAGAAGATCGTACTGATCTATATACTGCTAAATTTAAAACAAACTCAACACGTACAGCAAGTCAAATTCAAAACCCAAGCGGTGCAATTGGTTTCAAATGTAACTTCCACCGTCCAAGTATTTTGAACAGTTCTTCACATACTTGGGAATATGCAGGTTCTGGTACAGACTATAATGCTCTACCACAAAACGGTGGACAAACAATTCTTGCTTATCAGCAGTTCACTGAATTACCAGGACGAGTTTATACTTCAGGTACAAACGAAATTGGTGACTTCTTAGTTGGTGACTTTATTAAGGCTGAGAACAACACTGGTAAGATTACATTCCGTACTGAAGTTACAGTTGGACAGTTGAACGTTCTACGACTATCATTGTCTAGTATTGAAATTAGTGCTATCAGTAACGACACTGGTTTAGGTGATAACGAAATTGGTGGTGCAAGTGATACACGACTAGCAACTCAAAAGGCTATTCGTAGTTTCATTAACAACAGATTAGGTAACGTACTTGACAAGAACGTTTCTACTAACGCAGTTGCTGGTGCTCTTGTTCAGTTGAATAGTGCAGGTCAAATTAACGTTGACTTGATTCCTCCACTACGTGGCGTTACAACTTATTCAACAACTGAGTTTGGTGGACGTTTATTACTAAGCGAAAAGATTCCTACAGTTGAAGTATTCAACGGTGATAACGCCAGCGAAACTTATCAACAACAAACTCTAACACTAACTGGCGGTACACTAACCGCAGTTGTTGGAGATTTGATTACACAAAACGGAACAACTGGTAGTGGTTATGTTAAAGAAGCAGTCACTAGTGGAACAACTGTAACACTATATGGTGTAACAGGTACATTCACTGAAGACAATGCCGCACAAACTATTCGTAAGAATGGTACAACAGTAACAGGTGTTTATCCAAGTGGATTGACTGCCGTTGCCGAAATTGTTGACAACTACTTCTTGAACAACGACACAAGCAGTCAGTTCTTAATTCTAGATGGCCCAGGCTATGACTTTACAGTTGGTAATACAATTACCAGCGCAATTGGTCTTGCTCAAGGTGAAATTACAGAATATCGTGAAGGTGTTCTATATGGACTAAACTTGAATTCATTGCTTGGAGGTAGTAACTATACTCCAGCAAGCGGTAGTCAAACATATCTAAATGTTTCTCTAACTAATGTCAGTGGCAGTGGTACAGGTGCAAAAGCAGATATCACTGTTACTAACGGTGCAGTCACAGACGTTACTATCCGTAGCGGCGGTAGCGGATATGCATCAGGCAACGTACTAAGTGCTAGTGCAAGTAACATTGGCGGCACAGGCAGTGGATTTCAAATTACTGCTAACCGTGCAGATACAAGATTATATGTTGACCTAGTTGGAAGTAAGACTAAATTCAACGCCACTAGCGCAGTCAACGATTACTTTGAAGATAACAATGCACCAGTAGTATCAATTGCTAATCTTGCTACATTTGCAACATTTAGTTTTAGTGGAAACACAGATATTAATACCGGTACTGGTAATATTATCCTAACAAGCCACGGTTTAACTAACGGTGACATTTTACAGTATAGTAACCAAGGCAACACAAGCATCGGTGGGTTGACCAACAACCGTGCATATTTTGTCAAAGTTATTAACTCAAATGCAATTCAACTTTATACTAACTACGCATTAGGTGCGGCAGATCAAGTATTGTTGACATCAACTTCTACAGGAACTCATACACTAACACGTAACACTGTAAGTATTGGTTCAACAAGTCTAAGTTTCCTATACAAAGCCGCACACGGGTTCAACACAGGTGATGCTGTTTACATTGAAGGCGCAGACTTGCCAGCAGGTTTAATTGCTGATTCTTACTACTATATTGGTAGTGTAAGTACAAATACATTTACAGTTCATACAAGTAGAACAAACGCACTAGCAAGTGTGGGCGGCACTACAACTGGTAAAATTACATTCACTGATGTAGGAAGCGGAAGTGTTACATTTACAATTCAAAACGTTGCATTTACAGGTACTGTAAACGACAGTAGTAAACTAGCCGGTAACTGGGGCACTGTAAGCGTAAGCAGTTTAGATGCAAGTAACATTGTATCTGGTGTATTTGCTACAAGCCGTCTAGCAGGCACAGGAACTGCTAACACACAAACATTCTTGCGTGGTGACAGTTCATGGAGTTTTGCTGTACAAGGTATTCGTAAGAATGCTGGAAGTTCTATCAGTCTAAGCGGCGATAGTTACAGTGACGGCGGAGACACAGTTTACTACAACCAACCAATTCTTGACGTTGACAAAGTTGACGGGGATGGCGGTACTCCTAACTTTACAAACGTAGGTGTTGCGGCATTTGACAAGAGTCAATTTGCAGTCGGTAAGCCAACTAACATTCCAGCAGACACTGGTAACGTAAGTATTAAACCTGGTGTTATTGATGCTGGTTTCCTAGGCGGACAACCAGGAACATACTACACTAACCCAGATAACTTGAGCAAGGCTGTGCCGATTCTAAAAGGCGGTACAGGTCTAACAACTTATCTAGAAGGCGACATGCTTTATGCAGGTGCCGGCGGTTCTCTAACACAGTTACCAATTGGTGGTATCAGTAGTGTGTTAAGTTCCAACGGTGTTATTCCAAGTTGGACAAGTAACTTAACACTAGCCGGTGGTGTAACTGCTGGTAATGGTGTATTCAACAGTGATGTAAACAGCACAAATAGTACTAGTGGTTCTCTACAAGTTCAAGGTGGTGCAGGTATTACACGTAACTTGTTTGTTGGTGGTAACTTATCCGTTAGTGGTTCTATTAACTTCAACAGTTCGTTGAGTATTACTGGTGACGATGCTGTTATTACACTAAGTCCAGGCGGAGCAGGTACTGTGAGTATTCAACCTGCTGGCGTAACAACAATTGGTACATTGGGTGTACAAACAACATTAGTTGGTAACCTAAGTGCTATACAGAACCAGCAGACTATTAACTTTAGCCCAACTGGTACAAACAGTGCTATTACATTGAATAGTGCTGGTACATTAACTCTCGGTGCAGCCGCTGCCGGTGGTATCAGTGTTACTACAAACATCACCAGCGCAGGCGATATCGCAGTCAACGGCGGTGATATCACAACAACTGCAACAACATTTAACCTAGTTAATGATACTGCTACAACAGTTAACTTTGCTGGTGCTGGTACTGCAATTACAATTGGTGCAAACGGTACTGGTACTACTACAGTTAGAAATAACCTAACAGTTAGTGGCGACTTAACAGTTAGTGGTACTAACACTACTATCAATGCAACCGCAGTAACAATTAGAGATAATGCAATTCAATTAGCCAACGTGGCTACACCAACTAACGCAGTTGCCGATGGTGGTGGTATTATCCTAAGAGGTACTACTGACAAGACTATCTTATGGGATGTAACTAATACTAACTGGACACTAAGTGAACACGTTAATATTCCAACAGGTAAAACCTTTAAGATTAATAACACTAACGTATTAACTAGTACAGGTTTAGGTAGTGGTGTTATTAGTTCTAGTTTGACCAGTGTTGGTACATTGACTAACGGTACATGGAACGCAAACGTAATTGCTGGTCAGTACGGTGGTACTGGTGTTGCTAACACAGGTAAGACAATTACCCTAGGTGGTAACTTAACTACTTCTGGTAGTTTTAACATTACTCTGACAGCAACTAACGTTTCTAGCGTTACATTACCAACAAGTGGTACACTAATTGGTACAAACGATACAGGTACTGTTTCTAACAACATGTTGGCTGGAAGTATTCCAAACAACAAGTTGGCAAATAGCAGTATTACTCTAAACGGTACACTGGTGAACCTAGGCGATTCTGTAACAGTTACAGCCAACTTGGCCAACAACTTAACAGTTGGTACCGGTTTACAGTATGATAGCGGCACAACATTCAACGGTGGTGCGGCACGTACAATCAGTATTACTAGCGCAGTTGCTACACTAACCGGCACTCAGACATTTACTAACAAGACATTTACCGATAGTTCTACATTGTTCCAAGACGATGTAGACAATACTAAGAAAATGGCATTTGATGTTAGTGCTGTAAGTGCTAATACAACACGTACATTGTCGGTGCCAAACGTAAGTGGTACAATCGTTACTACAGGTGATACTGGTAGCGTAACAAACACAATGTTGGCTGGCAGTATTGCTAACGCTAAGTTGACTAACAGCACAATTAGTGGTGTTAGCCTAGGCAGCAACTTGTTTAGTTTAACAGCAGGTTCATTCTTAACATGGAGTGTTGGTACTACCTATAACGGCAGCGCCGCAAGTACACTGGCAGTTAACGCAACTAACGCTAACACAGGTAGTACAGTTGTTGCACGTGATGCATCAGGTAACTTTAGTGCAGGCACAATTACTGCTTCATTAAGTGGTCTAGCAAGTGCCGCAACTAACATCCGTGTAAGTGCTACAGACTATGCAGGTAATACTGCAAGTAGTGCCAACACAGTTGCTCTACGTGATGGTTCAAGCGACATTTATGCTAACTTGTTCCGTGGTACAGCAACAACAGCACGTTACGCTGACTTGGCAGAAAACTACCTAGGTGATGTCAAGTACGAAGCAGGCACTGTTGTTATGTTTGGCGGAGATGCTGAAGTAACATTAGCCTCAGACGGAACACGTCAAGTAGCAGGTGTTGTTTCTACAAATCCAGCACACTTAATGAACGACGGACTAAAAGGCGAAACTGTAGTTGCTCTAGCACTACAAGGTCGTGTACCATGTAAGGTAACTGGTAAGATCCGCAAGGGTGATATGCTAGTTGCCGCAGGTAACGGACACGCTCGTGCAGAAGAAGATCCACGTTTAGGCCAAGTAATTGGTAAAGCATTGGAAGACTTCGATGGCGAAAGCGGAGTTATTGAAGTAGTGGTAGGACGTATGTAAAACAAAAATGCCCCGAAAGGGGCATTTTTATATCAAGTCAACAATATCAAATACTGTTTGCAATTTGGTTCTTATAGTCTTGTTTGAAAAACTCGACCTAAGTCCTTGATGCAGTGGTTTAGGTGCACCGTCTATGGTACACCAAGTCCAGCCTTGATGTTCTGTGCTGAGAATAGGAATAAATTCTTCTTCGATAACACAAAGGTAAGTGTGAAAATTAAACACACTATCATTACTAACAAAGGTTTCTAAAGGAATAGTTTTTATGATAGATGGAGAACTGCCAATTTCTTCAATGATTTCTCTTTGAAGCCCTTGCCACGCAGTTTCACCTTCGATGTTTGTACCGCCAACAAGCCCCCAGGTGCCTTGATGTTTACCTGTGGCTTTTTGCAGTAGTAGGATACGTTTTGTTGACTTGGCGTAGAACAATGCGCCTGAACAAACAATCTGATCTTTCATGAAAGTACTTATTTAAAGTACAATCTTCCAAGATCCTTTCTGATACTCGCCTTCAAATGCTCGAGTCCACTCTCCGTCTTCGTACTTGTATTGCACACCAGTTCTTAGATTAGTGATGTAAACAATTTGTTCTATACTTAAGGCTTCTAATACTATTTCCCAAGCAGTTCCAGTCCACTCAATGATATCATTAGCCTTGGCACTAAAGTTGCCCCAGGCGTCTGTTGTGGTGTCAATGTCGTTTAAGATTAAGTAACGAGGGTTTCCGGTAACTATTCCAGGATTAAAAGTTTCTGGGTTTATAATGGCATCAACGTTTCCTCTAGTGATACCTGTTGTGTCTCCTATGATTGGGGTATTAGTGTTATAGGTATCTTGGTCAAAGTTGATTACTAGTTTAGTTTCGTCTGCTGGATTTATTGCCAGTGTTCCTACTATAAAGTTTCCGTTAGTTTGTTCTAAGAAAATTTGACTGCTACCAGCACGGAATTTGCCAGCATACTGATCCAGCAAAATTCTCCAGTTTAAATCTTGACCAGTTTTCTGCCATGCTTCTGCCGCATCGTCGCTGAGTGCTATAACAGCAGTTTTTGGATCTAATAATTCTGCATTATATTGACCTGTATCTTTGTTGTAATGAACAAAAATATCAAAGCCGCCAATATTAATTTTTTCTGTAATATCTAAGTTATATGTTTGATCGTGTATGTTCATGATAATGTCATGAATAACACCTAGTCGTTTGACTTTAGTTGGAGGGCTGATATAGATAGGAGTTTCAAATGTTATACTAGCAACGTCAATTTCACTGTCAACACCTGCAGGAATGGTCCTACCAGTGAAAGAAATATTAGTAATTTCTAAAACACTGATACTAGTCCAGTCTACAAAGTTATCTGTGGTCTGCAATTCTAAACTAGGATTGAACAACATTAAAATCTGCTCCATAATTTGTAATTTCATGTCAGTGTTTGTTGCCCAGATATCTGCCTTAACCTGTAGTTTATAAGGTGTAGGCATTAATCGTTCTACAGTATATCCATTGCCTTGTGTATTTGAATATCCTACAAAATCGCCTGCGGTATCGTAGAGTTTTTCTCGTTCTCTAATGTGTACTTTACTAACGTGAGTAGCATCTGCTAGGCGTGTTCTATCTAACTGTAGGTCTGTGATATAAACAGCAATCCTTGGAGCACTAGATACTTTGTTCTCACTGTTATCTTTAATAATACTTGCAACTTGTCTAGTTAAGTCTCCGTACATTACAGGCACAGTGGTTTGCTTACCATCTAGGCTTTGATATTTAAAACCACTAAGCATACGGACAATCTGTCCTACATAGCGTCTTATTTGTCCGTCATAAAACCATTGCATAATTATTCGTCCGCTGTGGGTTTGAGTTTGCGCAGAGCCTTGCTAAGACTTTGACGTTGTTCAACAACTTGATCATATACAGTCCAACGTATTACAGTACTTGCTAAAATTGGATGATTAACAGTAAATGCTAAAAAGCCGTTTGATTCTGATAGTGTAATATCTATAGCACGACTTTCTTCATCTAACCATACCTCAACAACCATGTTAGGTTGTTTAACAATATTTGTTAATATATAGAAAGAGTCTGTGCTCATATAGAAGTTTACAGTACTTTCTCCTGTGGTAAAATCTGGATTTTTATCAAGATCGACCATTATAGTATCGCCGCCAACTTTACTAATGCCACTTAATTTATCGTTATTGATAAATGATGTTTTTAGTGTTTGACGATCATCTGTGTTACTTAGTGTCATGCGTACATTATCTTCTTGCTTGACCCATTTAATACCGTTCCATCTAAACAATCTATTGGGCAAATAGTCTGTACGTAAAAATGTGTCACCGTCTACAGGGCTTCTTGGGAATTGAATACCAAACCCAAACTGGCCAGAATCTAAATTAGGAGGTATACCATCCCCAACTAAGTATCCTTGATACCCGTCTCTTACAGGAGTTAAACTGCTTTGATTAACATTTAATAAACTAGCAACATTAGCATCAGCATCAGCAGTTACTAAAGCGGGTTTACCTTGATCGTTAACAGAAAGTGTAAAGAAATGCGCAGTGTCAAAGCCGCTTAAGCCAGCGTCTGCTTCTGCTTCTGCAACAATAGCATTGCCAAGTTGCATTTCTTTTTCGTAGGTACTTAAAATATCTTTTAGTGTATTGTCTTGGTACAATGCCCAAGCACTAGCGTTAGGTGGCTCTAATGTAGTTCCTTCTGCACCAACTTCTGGTTTTACTACATAGAGTGTGCCGTTGTGTCTTACAACTTCTCCAGGATAATATGTTCTAATTGAATCATAGTCTCCAGCAAAATTTTCTTCGTTTTCTGGACGATTAAGAATATCTTTAAACTCTTGACTATCAACTATAGGTTTTAGTTTTAATCTATATAAGTGCGGATACCAAGTTGCTGAATAACCTTCTGCGGCTCGAGTGATTTCATCTACTACGTAATATCTTTTAAGAGCAGTCTTAAAATCATTTAGAGCAAAGTCGTCTTTCATGTTAGGCAATTCTACAACATCGCCACTCATGATTTTACGACCAACAATGTCGACACTATTGTTGATATGCACAGTTAAAAATACTGTGTCATTTTGTAAAAATAAACCAAATTGGCTTAGATTAAAATCTGTATCTTGTACGTTATAGACACCACGCAAAGTATAAACATCCGTGTCATACTTTCTATCACGATTTTCTAAAAAGATTACATCTTGAATAGTAGTTTCGCCCATGGCTTTGTTAGGGTCACTGGGATCAGCAGGACCTATATATTTGTGCAGATGTACATCTACACCGCCTACTTGAAACATTTCGTAGACAGTGCGGTCAATAAACTTGTAATCTGCGCCTTTTTGTGGGCGGTAAAGTGATAAGCGTGGCATAGTATTATATTTAGCCCACGATAAATACTATTAAATTAGCCCGGGAACGAAAAAAATATGGCACAACAAAAGATTAATATCGGCACGGGGGTAAACACCAAAGATGGTGATATTATCCGTGATGCGTTTGACAAAGTAAATGATAACTTTGACGAACTTTACGTTAGATTAACAGATAGTGGTCTAGCAGGACCACAAGGACCGCAGGGCGAACAAGGACCCGCAGGGCCACAAGGGCCACAAGGTTTAACTGGTCCTAAAGGCGATACTGGAAACACCGGACCTGCAGGTCCCGCAGGAGCCACAGGTTTACAAGGACCGCAAGGATTACAAGGTGTTAAGGGCGATAAAGGTGATAAAGGCGACACTGGTGACCAAGGACCTACTGGACCACAAGGTGCTGCCGGAACACCTGGAGCAACAGGACCACAAGGTGCTACTGGACCACAAGGTGCTACTGGACCACAAGGTGCCACCGGACCTGCAGGACCACAGGGTTCTACAGGCGCTACAGGCGCCAAAGGTGATACTGGAGCACAAGGTGTTTCAGTAACACTACAAGGTACAAAAGCAACAATAGCAGACTTACCAGCCGCACCACTAGATCCGCAAGATTTTGCTGGACACGGTTGGATTGTTACTACAGGCGATGGCAACACACATTTAGATGGTAGTCTATGGTTTTGGAACTTAACTGACGGTGCATGGAATGATGTTGGACCTATTGTTGGGCCACAAGGTGACCCAGGTCCACAAGGTGACCCAGGTCCTACAGGTGCTACAGGACCACAAGGCGATTCAGGACCAGCAGGCGCTGACGGTGCCGCAGGCGCCACAGGACCTGAAGGACCTACAGGTGCCACAGGAGCAAAAGGCGACAAAGGAGATCCAGGCGATCCGGGCCCAGCCGGAGCAGATGGTGCAGATGCGCTATGGAATTGGCAGGGTGATTATAATGACGGTCCGCAATATCAAGAAGGCGATATTGTTGCATACCAAGGATCAACTTATCGTAGAAATGGATTTGGCAATAGTGTAGTAGGAATTCATCCAACTAATGTAACTTATTGGAGTGTAGTAGCAGAGCGTGGCGCAGATGGAGCACCTGGAGCAGATGGTGCAGATGGTACAAACGGCACACCTCTTACTGTTATTACTACTGACGATATTGAATTATCAAATATTTCTACATTGGCATTTACTGGTGCAGGAGTTACTACAAGTTCAGTAGGTAATGCTGTTACTATTGATATACCAGGCGGAGGCAATGCCAATACTGGTAACATATCATTCGACACAGGCGGTACGGCAGCAGGCATTTACAACAACCAAGGTGGTGGAATTTTTATCAGCAACTTCAGTTACTTGACTGCTGAAGCAGAAACAGCCTGGATAGAAATTCCAGCAGGCAACGGCACTAATGCGTTACGAATTGTTCAAGAACAAGGTAATATTGTATTAGGAGCAACTGATAAGGCTTGGATGTTTGACACCAGTGGTGATTTAACTGTTCCCGGTGATATTAAAAAAGGTGACACTAGTCTTAGCCTAAACGCTAGTAACATTGGATCCATTGATCTAAAAACTACAAAGCCAAGTTTAACACAGGTTGCCGCTAACGAAAACATTGATAATAATAATATTATTTGGGTCTCTAAAGCGACCTATCCTAACTTCCTTGCCAATGTAACTATTGATTGGCAACTACTATGGGGCGGACAACGTTATAATATTGCCAGCATTGTAGACGAATCGCCGATACCAGGTTTTATTGCCGTTACCATGGCTGACAATTCGCTGTCAATCGGCTACAGAACATTGGTAGAATTCCGTAGTCCTATAGTTTTGAATACTTGGGGATTTGCCAACGATGGTATCTTAACGCTGCCATACAACAACTATTTAGAAACTACTGACATTAACTTAAAAGTCGGTTCAGGCGGTGCCGTTACTATTCGTAGCAATGCCGCAGATAGTTTAACTACAAAAGCGTGGCAGTTTGGCACAGATGGTGCGTTAACAGTTCCTGGAACCATTGTATCTAACAATGGGTTTATTGTAATGTCAGAGGTCGGCGCAACAAGTTCGGGTGTATATCTTGACGGTGATGCAACTGCCTCTGGAAATGCAATATTGTTTGCTACCAAGGATGCTATTGTCCGTACTAATAACAACGGAACTCTTAAAGATTGGACATTTGGTGCAGATGGAAACATGTCCACTCCAGGCAGTATTCTTCCTAATGCTGACAATGTTTACGATCTAGGTAGTCCTAGTCTACGTTTCCGTCACGTTTATGTTGGTCCAGGGTCTGTAACTATTGGTGGTAGTGTTATTACGGAATCTACAACAGGTAAACTAGTTCTACCAGGTGTTACTCGTGCTACTACATTGTTTGCCGATGAAGTAGAAGATGTAGCAGATCAAACACGCACCTGGAGTGCTGGCCCATACTTGCTAGACGCATATCAGTTTGCGTTCTCTCAGGGTCTTGTAAACCCACCAAACACGTATGTGCCTGCGGACTACACTATTGACGCTATCAACGGTGATGGTTACATTGACGGCATTACCATTGATCCCCCAGGAGTATGGACGCAGGACGTTGCTGACTACAACCGTGCTAATAGAATGTATGCTTATATAGGCACAAACATCCAAGAACCATTTAATCCTAGTAACTGGGTTACTATTCCGTTTGTAGTTCGTGCCAAGGCTAACGATGTTGAATATGAATTTAACACAGGCGGCGGCGGTGCTGACTTAGGCGATTTTACCATCGACGGTAGCACACTTGAAGCAGAACAGATGACTGTCAAGACCAACGATGGTGATATTACTATCGAGTCCGACAGTGATGTATTCATTAAAACATCTAGTGGCAACAAATACTGGTCATTTGCCAATGACGGTAATTTAACACTACCAGAAGGCGGTGATATTCTCAACAGCAATGGTTCAAGTGTATTAGGTGGCGGTGGCAATACTGGCGATGTATTATTTGATGGTCCTACTTTATCTGTCAAAGACGGTGATGGATATCGCCAAGGCTTCCTAAACTTACAAAATGAAGGCGACGAAGTTGTTTTAGGTTCTGATACTGCGGCACCGATAAAAATTGGTGTTTATAATGCTCAAGGTGGAAATAAGGTCTGGACATTTGGCGCAGATGGTAATTTAACATTACCAACCAGTGGTCAATTAAGAGTACCAACTTATGGTTACCTTGGTGTGCTTGATGACACGTTTTCTATTGTTGACAACAGCGATGGTGCTGTGGTTATTGCCTCAGCCAGTGACAGTCATCGTTGGACATTTGAAACAGGTGGCGATTTAAGATTGCCAGCAGGCGGTGACATCGTTGACAGCAATGGCAATTCAGTATTAGGCGGCTCCGGTGGAAATAGTGACAGATTAGTAAACGGCAATAAAGAAGTTGTATTAGATGATGAAGGCGATTTATACTTGCCAACTGGCGGAGCATTGTGGTTTAGTTACGGTTACATTGATCAAGATACTGACAGAGACAACGATGCCCTGCGTATCAGCGGCGGCAACGGTGTAACAATCAAAGCAGACGAAGATGGTAAAACTTGGCGTTTTAACAACGACGGTAGCATTACATTCCCAGATGCTACAGTTCAAACAACAGCCTACACTGGACAAGCAGATGGAAGTTCTACAGTAGCCCGTCAAGACACAGCACCTAATGCTGGCAACGGCACATTATGGTTCAACACCATAGAAGGTAGACTATACATCAAGTATAACAATCAGTGGGTAGATGCGGCTCCGTTGATGATGCCTGTGCCAGACACTGACATTGATGTTAACTCAATCACATTCGCAGATGCTACGGTATTAACTTCAGCATACACTAACAAGTTGGTTAATGGTGTTCAGGAAGTCGCACTGGCCAGCAATGGTGTTTTACGATTAGCCGATGACCTTATTCTACCTCGTGGCAGTAGATGGATCAAAGACTGTGAAGGCAGTGGCGGCACAACCAGTATGCGTTGGTATAACGTTCCCTCTGACACCCAAGAAGTAGAATTATTCCGCGTCTACACAGGCGGCGAGGGAAATCTAAACAACACAGAACGAGCAAAGATCAGTTTTGAGTGGCAAGACGCTGAAACCAGTGGTTTATCTATTACAGCATTTGATCGCACCGAAGGGGAAAATACATACAAGTGGAGTTTCCTTGGCGACGGTAGTTTGAAGTTCCCAGCAACGTCTGACTATAGAATTAGAGAAGGCGAACCTGGACTGGTCGTAACTAGTGAATTAGGCGTTGCTATTACCACTGATTCAGGTGGAAGTGCGAAAAATTGGATATTTACTCCCAACGGTACTCTAATGCTGCCGGGCACAGTAATTAACAGCACCGTGGCAAAAACAGGTGGACCTTTAGAAACACCTACAGCCATAGACCTAACTAAATCAGTGAACAAACTCGCAGATGGTGAGTACACATTGGCTGACGGCGTTGAAGGACAGATCATGTATTTGGTTAGACAGACAGGATCGGCAAAAAATAATATCAGGGTAAATGTTGCCAATGCTCGTATTGACGGTGCATTATATACAACCATTGACTACTATCCTTTTGAAAATATACCTGATGTGAACATGAGTACCTTGATCTACACAGACGGTGCTTGGCAAGCAAGTAACGGCGGGTGGGATTAACCGATAAATATCAATAGGACACTTAAATGGCAATAACATTTCCAACATCGCCCACAGTAGGGCAAGAATACGTAGCAGATAACTCTGCCACTTATCAATGGACAGGTAGCCGCTGGAGCACACAGGTTCCTTGGCTAGCAGGACGATCACAATATGTAGCAGACGGCGGGGTTGCCGATCAAACCTACAACGACAATTTAGACAACACCCTTGGTGGAGGCGGAGCATAATATGACAACAAGAATTAAATTACGTAGAGATACAGCGGCCAACTGGACCACAGCGAATCCAATCTTAGCCGCTGGTGAACCAGGTCTAGAATCAGACACTGGCAAGATCAAGTACGGTGACGGTGTTACCCGTTGGAACGCACTTGAACACAGTGGCGGTGACACACTGACCAATGAGGGTTCTATCACCGTTCAAACTGGTGATGCGGACCGTTGGTTTGTTAGACTACGTAAGGAAGATGACAGTTTAGCCTTTGACAGAGGTGTTATTGTCCTTAGCACTAACTATGACAGCGAGGGCAATGCTCTAGTAGTAGCACAGATTGACCTCAACACAGATGGTATTGTGGTATTCAAGTTTACACCAGCAGGTGAACTAGTTTGGAAAAAGTCAGTTGACGGATTCAGCAACAACTACTGGGTAGACAGTTATAACGCTGTAGTTGACAGCAATGACAACTTGTTGTTTGTTGTATCAACAGAATCTAACACAGCAAATATTGTTAAGGTCAACGGATCAACAGGTGCTGTGGTGTTCACTGAAGGTCTAGACATTGGCACAAGTTATGATATCAATGCTATTGCTGTTGACAGCAATGACAACATCATTGTTGGTGGTCGTGTTTACCTCGGTGATTTCGACCTTGACACAGCATTTGTAGTTAAACTAAGTTCAGACGCTACTACAATCACTTGGCAAAAAGAATTAACTGTTGACGGTGGAAATTCAGAAATCTTTGGCCTAGCCATTGACTTCAACAACGACATTATCGCCACAGGTAGTGCCAGTGTTGATCATCAACTTAACGGTAATACAGTAACAGACGAAGAAATGCTAGTGGCCAAGATTGCTGCCGCAGGCACATTGTCTTGGCAAAAAACAGTGGCTCTTGAAGCAGATATGCGTTCCGGTTCAGCATTTGGTGTCAGTGTTGACTCAATTGGTAATATCTATGTTACAGGCACATACCTTGTTGACAACGCAGAAGCAGATACAGGTCCAAGTGATAACAAGAAAAGCAATGCTGTGGTGATATTTAAGATGACCACACTGGGTGTTATGGTATGGGATCGCAGAATTGGTCCAGGACCATGTGCTTGGGTGGGCGTTAACACAGCAGTAGGCGACGATGGCGACTTGTACATATACGCCAGCACCTACGAATACAATCCACTAGCCCAAGTTGATTTTGGCAGTTCTGGTGTATACACTAGTCGTTTGGCATTGGCTCGTTATAACAAGACAACTGGTGCTGTTATTTGGCAAAGTTATTTTGACAATCCATTGGCACAAGAAATTCCAGGATATGCTAATGCTCCTTGGGGTGCTCAGGGTGCTGATTTGTTGTCTGTGAGAGATGGCAAGATTCTTATTGGTGGTTCTGTGAGATTTGGTATAAGCGACCAGGATGCCGGAATGCCATGGAGTGGTTCTGCTACACACTTCAATCAAGGTTTCCTAGCACAGTTTGACACTGATGCTACCTACTTCTCAGCAGATGGCTGGGAACTAAAAACAAGCCGTATTCCAGGCAAGTTAACTAACACACTAGTAGCCACTAGTAGCGCACTAGACTGGCAAGATACTCACACTACTATTAACACAGCCGCAGGTGCTGGTTTTGAAGAAGTTGACGCTCCTGTCAGTGTAAGACGCACAGCCAGCAAGACCAACACTTGGACATTTGGCAAAGACGGCACATTTACTGCTCCAGCAGATGCCAACATCAAGTTACAACAAACACAGTTGGGCTTTATCAACATGTATGGTAAGATGCTTGACCGTAACGAAAGTATTTGGTATAACAGCGTGTGTCACGACACAGAAGGCAATGCCTATGTGTTAAGTGGTAATAATTATGTCAGTGATAGAGCACACATTCAGAAGTTTAGCCCAGAAGGCGAACTGCTATGGAATCGTCAACTACACAGTGGAGAAGGTGCTGAATTCTACATAGCCTGGGACGGTAATGAATACATTACTGCTACTATTGACAACGGTGGTAGTGGTTATAAAATAGGTGACAAGATTGTTCTACCAGGTAGCAACTTTGGCGGCACTGATGGTGTTAACTCTCTAACGTTAGAAGTAACCGAGATTACTAACGTTACAGACAATGTAGGTTCCATTCAAGCAGTTAGCATCGTGTCTGGTGTTGCGGTAGATGGCACATCGGACACTGGTAACATTGCTGATCCATACGATGACGCAGAATGCTATCCACGAGCATTGGCATTTGATCCAGTAACTGGTAACATTGCTGTGTTGGTTACTACGCCTACATACAACGGTGACACACTCGACAACCAGTGGGATCAGGGTCTTATACTACAAATTGATTCAGGGTCTGGCGTAGTTGTAAAAACAATAACTCTAGCAGACGAAGGCGACATTTACTCCTACGATATCGCAGTAAGTTCAACAGGTAAACTGGCCATTGCGGGTGAAAAGTATAATGAATATCAAGATTACGGAGCCGTTACTCCAATAACAGGTAGCGATACTGACATCCTATGGGTCTCTAAATCAGACATTGATGCTGAACACTATCCAGGAGAACCAAACGGCTCGTTCAGTGATTGGTATCTAACTGGCAGTAACTTTACTGGCAAAGCACGAGTTACAGACGTCAACTATTACACAGGTCTAAGTGGAACTACACAGCAAGGTAGCGGTGCGGTGTTTACTATTACTAATAACGGTAACAGCACTTACTCTGCTGGTATTACCAGCGGCGGCTCAAACTATGTAGTGGGACACAAGATTAAAATCTTAGGCACAAGCCTAGGCGGTGCTACACCGGACAATGATATTGTTATCACTGTACAGGCTGTAGACGGAAGCGGTGCTATTACTGGTGTAGGCAATTCAGGAACAGCCGCAACTATTACTCCAACTCCTTACGCTTTTAATTCAAGTAACGATTACTTACAGTGGTCTTACCCGGGTGACGGTCAAGGATTCAACGCCGGCTCTCTAACAGTTACTGAACCTACAGGCAGTTTGCTCACACTACTTCAAGCAGGTACATTTATAGCAGGAACTACTGTGTTAGCATCTAGCGGTGCGGCAAACGGTACACTAGTTACACTTACCACCGCATTAGTATATGATGCGGCAGCGGGCGGAGGCACCGGCGGTTGGACAGCAGAAATTACCCCAGTTAGTACCTTTTCTCCAGGTAGTTCAACGGCTGTTACAGTAACTCCTCCGGGAACAGCAACTTACACAGGTTTATCAGGCACTAACACAGATGTAGGCAGCAACGCAGTATTTTATCTATACTTTAATGCCACCAATGATAATGGCTCAATATATAACTGGGGTTGGCAGTCTTCTGGCTCAAACTATGTAGTAGGCGATGTCATTACCATCGCAGGAACTAACTTTGCTGGCGGAGCAAACCCTGCTAACAATGTAACTATTACTGTTACAGCCGTTGACGGCAATAATGGTGCTATCAACGGCATTGGAACTCCAAGTGGCACTCACCCAACTACTCACTTGTCGCTTAGAACTGACAAAGGTGTAGTGTTTGACGAAGGCGGAGCAACATTTGGTATCACACAGAACCTAGGCGGTGAAGCATTTGTCTGGACAGAAGATTGGAACAAGGCCATTGGCGGCAACAACACTGACAGTTTCCAAGGTGTTGTATGGGATGCCGCCGGTGATAACTTGTATGCTGTGGGCACAGGACGTTACGAAGTTAACTATGACCAAGCATTGGTTGTCAAGTATAGTTCAACAGGCACACTACTAGCCAGCAAGTATATCAACGACAGCATGGGCAACAACAATGCCTATGACGGTGCTGTGGCCTTAATGGACAATGACAGCATTGTAGTTATTCATAAAATGTATAATGAAGAAAGAGATGCTAGTAGCGAAGTGCTAGTTACCAAGTTAGACAGCGATCTGAACATGGTATGGCAACAGTTCTTGGCCTTCGATCACGGTGACGGCGGCTTCAATAGCCCAAATAACCAAATATCAGTGGCAGTAGATCCTGCTACAGATGAGATATTAGTTGTTTGGGAATCAACTGAAGAGGGCGACCTATTCAACGACGATGAAGTAATTCTTGTCAAGTTAGATACAGATGGACAGGTTCTATGGAAGCGTATGTTTGGCGTTTACGAAAGTGATACAAGATTCAACGACTATGGCAGCGGCACTAAGTCTTTGAGCATCCATGGTGATAAGTTTACCATTGTTGGTAACACCGACGGCCCTAATGATTCAACTGACAATGCTTTTATAGCCACACTACCATTAGATGGCACAGGCACTGGCTTACATGACTTCTGGAAGTATGTTGATCTCGACGATACTAGAATCCGAGTTCAGAAAGTAACTTCACCGACATCGACAACATTTACACCTAATGTTCACAGTGGCGGTATCACTGATGCTGAAAATCTTAAGTATTATTATACTGACTATCCAGAAGAAGAATTTACTGTATATCCAACAGTAATCCGTAGCAATGCGGGTGGTGCTATTGAGTTCAGTGACGGTAGCAAGCAGTCATTTAGTGCTGCTACTATTCCGCAGATTAAATCAGGTGCTAATCGTTATGAACTACGACCAGAAGACAGCGGTCGTCACATGCTTGTTGAAACTTCTAACTATAATATCATTATTCCTAACTATAACAAAGTCAAACTGCCAGTTGGTTTTACTATAACTATAGTCAACATCAGTGGCAATAATATCACTGTACAAAACGAAAGCCTTAACGGTCCCGGCTATCAAGGTGAAATGTGGATCTCGGGTGCTGATACAAAAACAGCATACGTTGGCATTGACGACAACGGTTCAGGACAGATGGTTACACTATTGAAGATCAAAGAAGGCACAGTATCAGATGACGGTGAATCACACGGTGACATTTGGATGATTGCTGGTGCTGATATTTACAACAACGACTAAGGAGCCGCAATGAGTATAGTTCAAGCATTAATAGGTTCCATTGCTGGCGGTTCGGGGGGAGGTGGCCCTCCCCCTGGACCTAATGCCTACGCAACATTTGGAGCAAGCCCCGCTGAAGGCTACAGCACAAACATTACTGTCTATGCGGAAAACTGGGACGGCCGTACTATCTATTGGACAGTGGTAGGTAAAGGTAGTCCGGCGGCTGATCCAAATACAGATATGTCTGGAACATTGTCAGGTTTTTGGAATCCTGGATTTGGTACTGATGCTAATCTAGTAACAGTTCTAACTTTTACCGAAGACTCCGCAACAGAAGGCACAGAGTACTGGGGTGTTAATCTAGGAACCAGTCCTGGTGCTAGTGATATCTGGGCCAGTTCAGATTGGCCGATTAGCGATCTTAGCGCACAAGCACCAGCGGACTTTACCATCGAATGGTGGCAGAAAGTTGATAACGGTGGCGGATCAAGCCCTCGTCCGTGGGCAGTAGGCCTATACCCAACACAACAGTTGGCAGTAAGTTATGAAGGTAAAACTGCCGATTACTTCTGGATCAATAGCAGTTTTATAAACGCTACTAATCAGGATCACAGAGGTCAAGGTTGGCGTCACATAGCCTATGTGCGTAACGCTGGTGTAGTTACAGGTTACATCAATGGCACACAGTACACTGGTAATATTAACAATAGTCAACTGATAATTGGCACTGATATTCCTTTATATGTGGGTACTGGTGAAACAGGTGCGGGTAACTTCAACGGCTATATCACCAACCTACACATTATGAAAGGTCATGCCAAGTATATTGGTAACTTTACTCCTCCAACAGAACCTACAGTTCCTACCGCTAGTTCCGTGTTCTTAATACCTGCTAAAGACAACGTGACTCCATATGCTGATATCACGGCCGATCCACATGGCTTATCATCTGCTGTTGGTACTCCAACTTGGACCAGTGACACACCATTTACTGCACCAGCGGCAGCAGGTCCATATACCGCATACACCAATTCTTTTAGCCCCGATGGTGGTGAGTATGCTGGCAGCGTTGACTTTCAAGGCGCCAACTACAATACTGATCTATTAAATGTCAAACGAGGATGGACTGTTACCAACGGAACAAATACAGGCTATGTGATAAACGATGCTTATGAAGTTATATCCGGTGTTATTAGAATGGAACTAACTATTCCTACAACAGATCCTGCCACATATACATTTACCCAGTATCAAGTAGGCGGAAGTATATACTTCAATGGCTCAAGTTATCTAAACTATGGTGCCAGTGCTGACTGGGCACCGGATGCTTAACGGTAAATAATACTATTATGCCAACTACAGAAATTAACGAACTACAACAAGCAAAAACAGCAGTCTACGACTACTGCCGCAACATGCTAGGCGACGGCATGATTGATGTTGAGTTAGATCCTAAGCACTACGAAACTGCTCTAGATCGTGCTCTAGGAAAATACAGACAGAGGGGCGATAGTTCAGTAGAGGAAAGTTACATGTTCTTAACTACTGTACAGGATCAGAACACATACATACTACCTAAAGAGGTTATAGAAGTACGTCAAATATTCCGCCGTAGTATTGGTTCTAGAACCGGTTCAGGACAAGGTGGTACAATATTTGAACCATTTAACCTAGCCTACACAAACACATACTTGTTGTCCAGCAGTAACATGGGCGGTATTGCAACCTACGAACTATTCGCTCAATATCAAGAAATGGTTGGTCGTATGTTTGGTAGTTACATTGAATTTAAGTGGCATAGCCAATCACACAAATTGACACTTTTACAGCGTCCACGAAACTCGGACGAAGAACTACTATTATTGTGCTATAACTACCGCCCAGATATTGGTATCTTAAATGATTATCAAGCACAGCAGTGGATCAAAGACTACACCCTGGCAAACTGCAAACTAATGCTAGGACAGGCCCGTGAAAAATTCGCACAAATTGCTGGCCCACAAGGCGGCACAGCACTAAACGGTGCTACACTAAAATCAGAAGCAACAGCGGAAATTGAACGTTTAGAAACTGAGTTGGCAACACAAGTTGCCGGCGGACGTGGCTATACATTCATTATTGGCTAACAAATAATTGACCCCTGTGATCTAACTGTTATATACTACAGTTATTACGGGGGTTTCTTATGATTATTGGTGTATGCGGGTTTATTGGTTCAGGCAAAGATACAGTAGCAGACTATCTAGTTAACTTTCACGGATTTCGTAGAGAAAGTTTTGCCAACACTCTAAAAGATGCTGTGAGTCAAGTATTTGGCTGGGACAGAACCATGCTTGAAGGCCGCACAGCACAAGCCCGTGAATGGCGCGAACAAGTAGATCCATGGTGGGCAGAACGCCTAAATATGCCTAATTTAACCCCTAGATTAATGCTACAATTATGGGGTACAGAAGTGTGTCGTAGAGGGTTTCACGACGATATCTGGATCGCTAGTTTAGAAAATAAACTCCGTAACAGCAAAGATAACGTTGTCATCAGCGACTGCCGTTTCCCTAACGAAATTGCTAGTATTCGCAAAGCAGGTGGAAAAATTGTATGGGTTAAGCGTGGCGAATTGCCTGAATGGTATGACTGGGCTGTAAGTGCTAACGCTGGCGAATGGGGGAATATGACTTGGTCTACTAGTAAAGCAAGATTAGAACAAGCAGGTATTCATGCCAGCGAAACTGCATGGGTAGGAACAGAGTTTGATGCAGAATTAGACAATAACGGAAGCATTGACGACTTATATCAGCACGTTAAAAATCTGGTGTCAGATCACCTTGACGCCAACGAACTCCTTCGCGATGGAGAGTTCTCTGGCAGTTTGCACACACTGTCTTGAGATTGCTAGGGCGGCAATTATCTAAGTTGCCGTCTACATGAAATACGTTGAATACTTCAACGTTCTTGCTCTTAAACCCACATTTTTCACAAAAGTCTTTTTGCCTATAACCTAGTTGGTACCACCTAGGTTGTTTAGGTGTGGCTCCTCTAGCACAAGTGTCGCACTGACTCCTATAGTATACCTTGTTTTCCTTGTAATAGTTCACAGCACAAGGACGTTGATCGCAGGTTTTACATAAAGGACGCATACAATATTTAGCAACCGCCCTTTTTCGTGCCCTTTTCTTACAGTTATAACGGGCTATTTTACCAATCATACGCTAAATATTATGAGTAATAAAGGAGACCACTAAAATGGCTTTAACTTCACCAGGCGTACAGGTTTCTGTAATCGACGAAAGTTTTTACACACCTGCTGAACCAGGTACTAGACCACTAGTAATCGTCGCTTCAGCAGCCAATAAGAGAAACGCCGCAGGTACTGGCACAGCCCAGGGCACACTTGCTGCCAATGCTGGAAAAGTTTATACAGTAACAAGTCAACGTGAACTAGCAGACTTGTTCGGAGATCCAACATTCCGCGTTGATAATAACAACAACCCAATCCATGCAGGAGAACTAAACGAATACGGTCTACAAGCCGCATACAGTTTCTTAGGTGTGGCAAACTCTGTATTGATTGCTCGTGCAGACATTGATTTAAATGCACTAGAGCCACAAGCAGAAGCACCAGGCGGTGAACCACAAGATGGTACATTCTGGTTAGACACAAGTACAACAGCATGGGGTATTTTTGAGTGGAACGGTGCTGCCGCAAGCACACGCAACGGACAGAGTTTTGTTGCAAAGACTCCATTGATTGTACTAGAAGCAAGTCAACTAACTATTGACGGTCCTAAGCCTAGTGTGGGACGTATCGGCGAATACGCTGTAGCAGTTGGTACAAACGCATTGTCAGAAGGCGAACAAGAAGATACAATTTCTAATGTTGACCAATCTACAAGCCACGAAGTTTCAATATATTACAAGAATCGCAGTGGTGTATGGGTCAAAGTTGGTACACCAGAGTGGACAGCAAGCCACCCAACAATCACAGCCAGTCCAGCAAGCAGTTCTGCAAGTTGGAGCGCAGGCACATACACTTTGGAAATTTTCCTAGATGGTGCTGTGTCTTCCTTGCCAGTTACATCAATGACAACTGCTACAGATTTAAGTGATGTTGCTGCCGCAATTACCAACGATATTGATGGTGTAAGTGCAACATACGCAAATGGTGTATTAGAAATTTTCTACTCAGGTGACAGTGTTAAATTAGGCGGTTCACTAGTACAAGGCGATCCTCTAACATTAGGTATTGATCCTGCTAAAACTTATTACACACCAAAATTACAAATTTCTAAACATACACAAGTTCCGTCATATAAGGTTCGTGATTCTGAGCCTCGTCCTACAGGCTCTGTATGGATCAAGACCACAGAACCAAATGCAGGAGCACGTTGGAGAGTTAAAAAATACAACGGTAATACACAACTATGGGAAAATGTTGAATCACCTATCTATGCAACAGCACATGCCGCTCTTGCAGAAGTTGACAAAACAGGCGGTGGTATCAACGTTCCATTGAACAGTGCCTTTGTTGAATTTAACTTCAATCAATACACAAAACCACAAGCAGATTTCCGTGTACTACGTCGTTTCCGTACAGGAGAAACTGTTCTACGTAGTAAAGAAATTACAAGTGCTGGTATTACACCAGCAGGTACATACACAATGCAGGTTGCAGAAAGCATTGTTGGCAGTGCAGTTCTAAATAGCAGAGCAATTCCGGTAACTGTTGCTGGTAATGCAACTGACAGCGAAACTATTGCAAGTGCAATCAACGGTGCAGGATTTACAAACATCGTTGCCAGTGTCGACAGTTTAAATCGTGTTGTTGTAACACACTCAACAGGCGGTGAAATTCGTTTCGCAGACTTCGATGATAGTACAGCATTTGTAGGTACAAAATTACAGTTTGACAAAAACAGTAATGTCTACACTGTACGCGAAGAAGGTTCTACAACCAACGGCGAAGGCACATATCAGTATGTTGCAAGTAATTGGATTCCAATGACAATCACTCCTGATACAGCAACAGTTGTACGTCAGAGTTATTATATCAGCAACGATAATCCACAAACACTTGTTGCAGACGGTGCTCTATGGTATAGCAGTGTTGTTGACGAAGTGGATATTATGGTTCACAACGGAAATACTTGGGTTGGTTACAGAAACTACGACCACGGTCGCGGCGCAGGAGTTACAAACCCAATAGGACCAATTGTTGCAGCCAGCGAACCTGCTGAACAAAGTGACGGTACTGTACTAGAAGAAGGCGATCTATGGATCGACACCAGCGATATTGACAATTATCCACAAATTAAACGTTACGATTATACTAACAAGCGTTGGGTATTACTAGATAAGTCAGATCAAACAACAGAAAATGGTGTTCTATTTGCAGATGCACGTTGGAACGAAGACGGCCTAACAGCAGATCCAGCAAGCATTGAAGAATTATTAACCAGCAACTTTATCGACTTTGATGCACCAGATCCTGCACTATACCCACGTGGTATGTTGCTATGGAATCTACGTCGTAGCGGCTTTAACGTTAAGAAGTTCAAGAAGAACTACATCAACACATTAGACGATAACTTACGTTACAAAGCAAGTCAAAGTGACGAAGGTGATGCGCCTACAAGTGGCGATAGTATGGAACAATATTACCCACATCGTTGGGTCACAGAAAGTGGTAACCAAGCAGACGGAAGTGGCTCATTTGGACGTTTTGCACAACGTAAAGTTGTTCTACAAAGCATCCAAGCATTGGTAAACAGCAATCAAGAAATTCGTGACACAGAGCGTAACGGATTTAACTTGTTGGCTTGCCCAGGTTATCCAGAACTAATTGGCGAAATGATCAGTCTAAACAACGATCGTGGTTTAACAGCATTCGTAATTGGCGATACACCTGCACGTTTAACACCAGATGCTACAACAATCAACAATTGGGGTACAAACGCCGCACTAGCACTAGAAGACAACGAAAAAGGTCTTGTAAGCAGTGACGAATACCTAGGCGTGTTCTATCCATGGGGATTCACCAGCGACAATGCTGGCCGCGATATTATTATTCCGCCAAGCCACATGATTATGCGCATGATTGCACTAAGCGATCAAGTAAGTTTCCCATGGTTTGCACCAGCAGGTACACGTCGTGGCGGTATTACTAACGCAACAGCAGTTGGTTATCTAACTGGCGAAGGCGAATTTAAGTCTGTGGCTCTAAACGAAGGTCAACGCGACACACTATACAATGTAAAAGTTAACCCAATTACATTCTTCGTAGGTAGCGGTCTAGTTAACTTCGGACAGAAGACTCGTGCTCGTAATGCAAGCGCACTAGACAGAATCAACGTAGCACGTTTGGTAATTTATCTACGTAGCCAGTTGAACAAACTAGCAAAACCATACATCTTTGAACCTAACGATAAAATCACTCGTGATGAAATCAAGCAACAAGTCGAAAGTCTATTGCTAGAACTAGTTGGCCAAAGAGCACTGTATGACTTCTTGGTAGTCTGTGATGAAAGCAACAACACACCTAACAGAATTGATAGAAATGAACTATATGTTGATATTGCTATCGAACCTGTCAAGGCCGTTGAGTTCATTTACATTCCAGTACGCTTGAAGAACACTGGCGAAATCGCTGGACTATAAGTGAATAAATAAGAATAACGGAGAGCATACAATGGCTATTTCAACACTAAGCAAACTATCAGTACCGTTGGCCAGTGACCAATCTGCAAGCGCACAGGGCATGTTAATGCCTAAGTTGCAGTACAGATTCAGAGTTTCTTTTGAGAACTTTGGCGTGTCAACTCCAACAACTGAATTAACAAAACAAGTTATTGATTGCACAAGACCAAACTTAACTTTTGAAGATATTGAACTTCCAGTTTATAACTCAAAAGTGCGTCTAGCAGGTCGTCATTCATGGGAAAACATCACAGTTAACCTACGTGACGATGCCAGCGGTCAAGTACAAAAACTTGTTGGTGAGCAACTACAAAAGCAGTTCGACTTCTTTGAACAAGCAAGTGCCGCTTCAGGTATCGATTACAAATTTACAACACGTATCGAAATTTTAGACGGTGGCAATGGTGCTAACACACCTAACGTTCTTGAAACATGGGAAGTCTATGGTTGCTATCTACAAGGTGCTAACTATAACACACTAAACTATGCTACCAGTGAACCAGTAACAGTAGCACTAACAATTCGCTATGATAACGCTATCCAGAGCCCAACAGGCACTGGCGTTGGTACAGCAGTTGGTCGTGCGCTAGGTACATTGGCCACAGGTGGTGGCGCATAAAACCCTTACCCGGGAGCCTAAAAAGGTCGCTTCGGCGGCCTTTTTTATTATCTACACATAAAAAATACCTGGATAAATATTTGTATGGCCAAATTTTTTAAAAACTTTCTCAGCAATGTAGGACAAGGCGTTACACGACCAAAGGGCAACCTTGGCGATTTTCAACACGCTAATAAACTCTTTGTACAAAGCAACTATAGACTTGCTCCTAAGCAAAAGTTCTTATATCATGTAGTTTTTAATATAAATCCAGTAGTCAAGGGAAAAACACAGTTTATTGCAAACAATACTTCCGCACTAAACATGTTAGTTAAAAGTGTTGACCTTCCAAAGTTTAAAATACAAACAGATACAGCATTCCAATATAATCGTAAAAAACAAGTACACACTAAAATAGAATACGATCCAGTTAACGTAACATTCTATGATGATAACTTAGGTGTAACTACAAACCTATGGGCAAGTTACTACGGTTACTACTTTGCTGATTCTAGTCACGGACCTAGTGCAGGATCGATACCCAACGTGGGTAGTAGTAACATAGGCGGACTAGCACTAGGCGGTGTACTTGGCGTAGGTGTTAATTTACTTAAGAAATTTTTAGGAAAGCCAGCAAGCAGAACAGGATCTAGTGATCCAGCCACACCGGCTGCGTACCAAGGTAATTCTTATAGTAAAGATAATTTCTTTAGATTTGGATTAGATAACGGCAGTAGTGTTCCGTTCTTTACTAGCATACAAATTTTTCAACTAAGTCGTAGAACCTATCAATGTTTTACACTTATTAACCCTAAGATTGTAAGTTTCCAACATGATAACTTACAATATGCTGAAGGCGCCGCAACAACACAAAATCAAATGAGTGTCATTTACGAAGGTGTTGTCTACGGTGTTGGTGCTGTGAAACAAGGAATCCCAACAGGATTTGGTACAGAATATTATGATCAACAACCTAGCCCATTGAGTATTCTAGGTGGTGGATCTAGAAGTTTATTTGGTCAAGGTGGTGTACTCGGTGGTGTCTCAGATGTACTAGGGGACCTAAGTAATCCTGAAACTTACAAAGATCCTTTTGCACTATTTGGTACATTAGTAAAAGGCGCAAACACCATCAGCAATGCTAAAAAGTTAACTAAAGAAGGTATTAGACAAGAAGGATTTGGTCTTGTTAAAGATGCACTAGGAGCAGCCACAGGATTAAATCTAAGCGGTGTAGCCAACATTAATTTTCCTAAACAAGCAGGGCGCGGCCAAAATCAAACAACTAACGCTCTTGCACCTAAAGAAAGTGTAGGCCCGCAATCCCTAACAGCCAGCCAACAAAATGTTGTTAACACTACACCGGGAGCATTAAATAGTCTTGTAACTTTGGCCACCGCGGCTGGCGTTGTTGCGGCTGGCACTAATGCACAGAGTCAAGTTCAAAGTTTAATGGCCAGCGGAAGAAATCCAAAATTAAATGCGTTGGCTCAAAAAGTTGTAGCAGAGATAAAGGCATAATATGGCAGACAGTAATTTACCAGTAGAACAAAACACTGACAGTAGTCAGGCCGTTAAACTATTTTTTAACAACTACTTCAATGAAGCAATATCTTTCCCAGCCAGCGAAATAGATGCTGTAATAGGATTTTTTAAAAAACGCGGGTTCGATGACTTAGCCAGCAATTCAACTGCTATCGTATTATTACAACAGGCTAAGATTGACGATGTAGAAGTGTTTAAACTTCTAGACACATTAAAAGGTCTTACAGAAATACAATTAAGTAGTGTTGTAGCAGAAGTTTTAAACTACAACAGACAAAAAAATTCAACACTGGGTTATCGTCAACAAGATACCAGCGACAGTTTAGAAAAACGTAACGTATTAATATGACAAAGTTTGCACAGGGCAAATTTACCTTAAAAAATCCTGAAAAGTATAT